GCATTCTTAGATTTCTTGATGGAAGTAGATCCAGCGGTTTGTACAACACCGACGTTTAAACCACGGTCTGTGGTATTCATTGCTTCGTCTGCCTGCATTTGTAACACGACATTCGGATCGTCTAGAACATACGCCACCGCATCTGTTGCTGCATTTGATGCGGGCCACATGTCACTAAACGTCTTCTGTCCACTTGTTGGATCTGTATAAGCACAGCCCATAAAAATTCCCACTGCAGCCAAGGTAGCAGTTCCAGCATCCTTCTCAATTGTGCCGTTTGCTACAAGCTTGACAAAGTCACCGTTGAAAATAGCGGTGTCATATGTGGTAATAATTGGTAATGAGCGCATCTTGCCTGTAAGCGAACCTGATGCACTTGTAGTACCAATAGGTCTGGCTCCATACGGTGAAGCTGAAGTAGCCATAATAATATTTTCCTATTTACTAATTAATTTAAAGCATCTAGCGGATTCCGCCACCAAATGCTACACGAGTTTTACGGTTTGGCGCAAGAACTGGCATCCTGGGATCGTTCTCACGCATATAATTGTTATCAACAGCTTGCATTTGTGATTCTGCATGAGCCTTGTAATACTCACGTCGTTGCTCCACTCTTTCTTCTGGAGATTTGCACAGTAGCAATCCACCAACTTCAATACCACCTTTTGCACCAAAGTCTGATTTATGATCACTCATAATCTGAAGCTCAGGGTGGTCTTCAGCTTTTACTGGCTCCCAACCTTCTCTAAATCTTTTAGATACGTTGGTATTGTCAGGGTTGCCAACCATTGATGTACGAATCCATCTAAAGACCCAGCCATCTTGTGGTGCAGGGTCTGGTAAAATTGACGCAGGTTCCCAAGCTTTAGTTCTTTCTTCGTTTTCACGACTATCCAAACTTCTTGATTCCTGTGCTGCGCGATCTTCAGCCATTATGCTGTCCTTTCTTTTATAAGTTGAGCCGCATATTGCTTTGGCGTTAAACCCAGGCGTTCCGCGAGCTTCACCTGTGTCCTTGTTAATGTTACTTGGCGTGGCGCAGTACCACTATTTCTAGAGGCTCCAGCCACGGGACTCGTCTTGCGAGGAGTCGCGGTATCAACGACGAAAGTTTGCTTGTCGCCTCTACCGAATTGCGTAGGAAACACCTGTTTCATACGTTGGTCTATTGAATCGTAGTATTCCTTAGAGTCTGGGTCAATACCTTCTTCATTAACCAGCCTTTCATGTACTCCATATGCAAAGCTAGTCATCTCAGTATCTTCACCAAACCATTGATTATTGCTCTGCCACTCTACAGCCGCTGGATCTGGCTGTATCTCTTGCTGTTCTGGCACATATGGTTGCTGTTGAGCCGCTGCACGTTGCTGTGCAAGGACCTGACTTTTCCAGTTATCTATAATTTTCTGGGAAACATTAGGTGCATAGGCTTGTGCCAACTGTGCATTGGTTAAATGCTTTTGTGCTTCGGCTATTTCGGAGGAATCTCCAGATTCATGTGCTTTTTTAAAGTTATCCTCTGCAAGGGCCATGTTTGCACTTGCACGACTCTTTGCCTGAGAGGTTAATGCTGTCTGGGAGTCCTGAACAAGCTTAACAAGTCGCTGATTTTCAACTTGCACTGCTTGAGTATAGCTAACGGCCTCTTGAGACATACGTTCAGCCTGTTCTTTGGCCCTTCGCTCATCATGGTAGTCCTTTTTAAGCTTACCAATCCTGTCTTGTACCTTCCCACCGTACCTTTTAAGCTCTTTGTCCCCCTGACCTACCTGATCTACCTGATCTAGTGGGGCATACCTCTGATCTTCCTCTGATCGGTCATCTATGACCTCAATGTCAATACCTGCTGTACCTTCCTCTTCTGTAGCCCCTGGGGTGACGTCAATTGTAGTTTTTACCCCTAAAAACTTGTCCTCTTCGCTTATTCTTCCAGTTTCTTCACTCATTATGCTCTTTCCACCCCCCTGGGGTCTTGGACAACGGCTTCAACGGTGTCATCATTGATTAAACGGAACTCTTTACTATGAATTTTGATTCTTGTGCCACTAAACGCCCGAAAAACAACCCAGTCACCCTTCTGACAGTAGGGTCCAGAGGGGAATCGACTAAAATTTGCATAAGCATCAGGTCCCATCCCCAATACAAAGCCTACAACCGTAGAAATAGACTCTTCATGTTGACTTTGCGCTGATTTTATGATACCACCCTCAGTACGTTCAAGAATTTCTGGAAGTGCAATCAATAATTTGTATCCTGTTGGATCAGGTAGCTGGGTTGCTACATGTTTCTCGTCATCCACGTCTTTAAATACAATATCTTCGACATCAATAACAGGATTCTCTACTTCTTGTGCGAGTGTAGTCATTGCGACCTCTCGTTAATTGTGGCATCCTTTCGGAAGTTGCTCTTCTAATTAGAAGGTTTGTTTTTTTCTACTTAATTACTAAAAATCCTTATAGCGATCTTCCATATCAATAATTTCACGTTCCGTCCAAGCCAATCCTTCAATAATACCAGTAATTTTACGATAGTCTTCCATATCTTTAGCGTTTCCAATTGCTAAATGGTCAGCAAGCTCATTCATTTGCTCCCTAATAGCCTTTTTTAGCAAGCCCAAGACACTATCGGCCATTATTATTTCCATTTCTGTCTTGACTAGCCTTAAGTCCTAGCTCATATCCCTTCACTTCTAAGTTTGCATCTAATTTTTCAGACTCAATCTCTGCTTTTAACCTCAATGCCTGCTCTTCAAGGCTTAACTCTGCCATATCTATGCGTTCCTTGGCTGCAATCTTCTGTCTTTCGACGTCAAGCTTCTGCATATCAACCTGTTGTTTCGCCTGATCTGCTGCTTGCTTACGTTGTTGCTCTTGTTCCAGCGTAGCAACCTCACGTTCACGCATTTGGACGATTGGGTCTTGTTGTTGTTGTGCTATTTCCTCTGCTTGTTGCTGTTGTTGCTTCTTGTTCATCATCTGGTCGGCAGCATCAGCTACTAGTTTAGCAAGTTGCGACTCAAGTCTAGGCGGCAACTGCTCTTCTGCAGGCGGTAGTGTTATACCAAGCTCTTCTTCTATCTGTTTGCGGAAAACAAATGCCAAGTGTTCACGAAGATGTGCATCCAATGCACCACTCACCGCACCACCAGCAGGACTGTTCTGTACTTCCTGTGCTAACTGTGGATCATTTTTTAATACCATGTGAACACGCATATGTGCATCGTGGTCCTGATACTCATATACCTTAACGGGGGCAAGTGTAAGCATATCCTGGTTTTCAGTAATAGGATCTTTAGGTGGAACTTCGTCCTGATTCGGAACCACCCTATCTGCATTAGGAATACCAATAAGTTCCATCATCTGCCTATGCAATAATGGCATATCATACAAGTTAGGAGACTGCTGTGCTAACTGGAGTGCTGCCTGATACTGCATAATTCTTTGTGCCATTGTCGATGCGTTAGGGTCAGACACTGGTACTACATCTATGCGATCATCGAAGTCTTCAGCCTTTATACCTTCACCTTCTTCTGTTTCGTAAGGATATGCTGGATCTGTATAATCGCGTATAATGGTTGCTAAAATTTTATATTCTTGTTTTAGGCTTGCATGTATCCTTGCTTGAATAGCAGACTGAACTTTCATGGCTCGTTCCATAATCGCAAGCGTAGTTCCGACTGGAGCCTCTTGATTCATGTCTGCTACTTTAAGGTCGGCCATTGATGCAAAGCGTCTGCCTTCTTCGACGATATTACCCAGTAACTGATAAAGGACCGAACTAGGTTCCTTATAAGGAAGGAAGGTGATGTTGTCGCGAATAACCCCACCAGGGACATCAACGTCCCTGAACTCTCCTGGCATGATAGGCGTGTCGTCGCCTTTAATTCTGAGTCCACGAGTTTTCAATCCTCCTGGTAGATTGGATAATGTGCCTGCATCAACCAACTGTCTAAGTAAGCTGGTCGCAGATTTGGCTAAACCTCCAATCATATGGATCAAGCCAAGGTTATAAAATCCAATACCAGGAACATACCCATAGTGGACAAAGTGCTGCAGCTTAACTCTGTGCGGATCTTCTTCGTCCCAGTTCCTGTAAATAGAAAGAACGGTATCACTTCCCTTGTCAATTGTAACAACATACGGCAGTGCAACTCCGTCTTCATCTTCGTAACCTGCAAGATCTATATCAACATGCATTTCTAAAAGTTGATGCTTCTCTCGACTTTCATACGAGGGTGTCACGC